GATTCGCCACACTCAAACTGCCAATGGTAAAGTGCAGATTGCTCGTGAAACTCTTGGTCTTGCTAATGCTTACATGGACGAATTCGACATCATGGCTAAGGCTATGTTCGAGAAAGAAGTCAATGCTAAACAATTCAATGACATTATTCTTGCTGCGTATCCAAAGCCTGATAAGGACGCTAAGGGTTCAATCAAGAAATGGGAAAACAAGGTTGATGTTATCAATGACATCTACACTGGTGAATTCAATGGCATGATTGCTGGTAATGCGTGGGGTGCTTTCAATGCACTTACTGAACGCCTTGATTGGTATCGTACTGCTCGTGGTGGTTCTAACGAATCTATCCTTGCTTCTGCAAGTGGTTTTGACCCTGCTATCAATGCAGAAAAGAATCGTTTGCTAAAAGTTGTGCAGAATGTAATGCAACTCGCATAACAAAAAATTCCTGAGCAAGAATAAAAACTGCTCACCAATTGGTTCCGTAGATTAGTCTGGTTTAAATCGCTACACTGTCACTGTAGAGATCGTGGGTTCAAATCCCATCGGAATCATATAAACCATACACCATAAACGAACTCGTATGCGAAATCTACGAGGACAACCTATCGCACTTTGAATTTGAGGAAAACATGGGTGGAGAGCCCTGTGACTGCAACCTACATATCACAATGGAGACTATTGTAAAGTATTGGGGAGAATAATGTGGACTAAGTATGATTATGTATGTAATGATTGTGATGCCCTTACTGAGGTCACTACCCTGAAAGATCTAACTGACTACCGTGGCTGGTGCTCATGCGGATCTCCTAATCTAACTAATGTTGGATCCTCAGATGCAACAGTATACGGATCTAGTGAAGATAGTATTCCTGTGACTAACATCACACCAAGAAGGCTTGTCAAAATCAACTCAAACCCTTATAATTAATATATGAACACATTAATAGAATATCTAAAGATACACATCATCAGCCTAGAGCAGGACCTAGAGGATATCTCTAATCAGATGGAGAGCCTTGACCCTGCCTCTAAAGATTATACTGAGTTAGACTTTGAGTATAATCATGTGTCAGGTCAATCTCTTGCTACCCGCCATATTTTGTCAGTGGCAGAGGGTATACTAGAGTAATGATAACTACAGACCTAGCACCACACCTACAGAAACTCGTTGACCTTGGAGAATCAGGAACTGACATCCTACATGGTGAACTTAAGAACCTAATGTTGGAGGCTGAAAAGGAATTCCTTGAAGCACAACAGATTGAAGAAGATAACGACTACTCAGACGCTATGGAATCCATGGAGCGTAAGTATTGGGAAGGCCAAATGGACGCTCTATCTTGGGTATATGCTCTGACATATCAACTGTCGTTTGCTATCAATGATAGGACAAAGAAGAATGGATAACTTCATTGAACTATCATTTGAAGATTGGGTTGAACAATACAAACCAATCACTAATCATATAGACCCACATGCCTCCTTTCAGGACGAAGATGGTAATGGTATTATGTTTGAAACCTATGGTGATGAGGTAGAGTTTGTTAAGTCTCAATCCCCTGACAAAATCTGGATGTATGGCGACGGCGATGACGGTGGCTCTTATATCTGGTCTGGCTGGGGATTTGTAAATAGATTAGGATACTTCATCACTGAGGTACCGTGCCCACCTAATACCACGATTCAGATTCAAGTAGGAGTACAGTGGTACTTCTGTGAGAACTGTCATGCTGAACTGGAAGACCCTGATAATCTTATTAGAGATGCCTTCCAAGAACACGATTTGGAAAAATGTACAGAATGTGCTACACTTGAAGAAATGACCCTAGTAGGATTGGAACGATAATGAAAGAAACATACACCTGCCCACGCTGTGCTGTCAAGTATGGAGATAGATACGAAGAAGATAATCTTTGGTTTCTAAAAAATGCGGGGTACATACAATTAGGCTGCTGCGTAGAATGTGAAACAGCAGAAGAAGGAGCAATCCTTACTAAGACTTGGAAAGACTATTGTGATTCAACTGGCATTGGAGCAAACAAATGAACGAGTATACTGTAGAAGTTATCTTTGAACCCACAGGCGACTACATGCATTTTAAATATGAGGCTGAGTCAGACAATGAAGCAGACCTCTGCAATGAAATATTAAATCAACTATCAATCGTATCTTTTAAGGAGCAAGAGTAATGGGAGCCCGTTGTAACTTTGTTTTTAAACAATCAGAAGACATGGCCGTATGCCTGTACAGTCACTGGGATGAGGACTATATGCACGAGGTCCTAGCAGCAGCCTTACAACACGCACGTCCACGCCTGCAGCAGGGAGATATCCCATATGCCACCCGCATGGCCATTAGTCATATTATTAGAGATTCAGTGCTGGACGAGACAGGCTATGGCATTTATGCTATGGACCCTAGCGACCAAGGTTTCTTGGACTCACCAATCACAATTGACCTAACAGATATGACCGTGGGTAGTGGTGAAGACTGGCACAATATTGAAGACTTTATCTCATACCACACAAATTTAGTTGCGAAGGTCTAGGACTGGGTCCCCTAGATCCAAGGGGAGGGGCAGCGTGGGGTTGCCCTTTCCCCTACTTTTTGATACAATGAATAGGGAGGATAACAATGGGATTGAGACGTTCATCTCCACCAAGGAGCACTAAAGAATCACGCACAGCGGAACAACTAGGAAAACTGCTTACCCAAGATTTTGCGGTAGACTTAGAAGGAGTAGGATACTATCTCATTAGAAACCTACCTCTTATAAATTACCACAGATTTGAGGTTGTCAGTTTGACAGCCAAGGAAGAGTATGATAAACTTATGTTAGAGTTGAAAGGACAACCACAAATTGGATATCGCAGATAAAGCAGGTTTGCTAGGACAACTATGGATAGACTATCGTGATAACGAGGACTTCTCTGTCTTTATGGAATACAATGACATTGGTTTGCCATTGTCGTATGTAGTGGCAGAAGGTTTGGTTCCTGGTTTGACACCACTTGGCGAGGAATATATTGATGAAACTATTGAGATGTTCTTTAAACTATTAGAGATTACTGAGTGAGGGGGGCGCCCATTCAGACAAATTGGACAAACCAGACATCCCCAACATTTTCAAAAGATCATTACGATGCATCAAAAATTTTTCCCCTGACCTAGGCATATTACGATGAAGGAATTCTTTTCCCCGTACCAAACCTTATACCATCAAACCAAGGTTTTGTCAAACCAGGTGTATAATTTATCTATGAGCCCAAGACACTTTGCAAACCTTTATAGCCAGAAGTCTCATAGACATGATTCTAAAAGAGAATATGAACAGTTTGCTGAAGATATGAATACTATAACAGGTATGTTGTATTCTATTGTTACTCTTAAGGCTTTCTTTCCTTCTAAGTCCCCCGCCAAAAACGCAGATCTTGCGGGCGGGCCCGCTCCTTATCCTATGCCATCTAGTTCTGTTCAGTGTCCCTGCGGATGTCCGCCTGATAACTGCACCTGCTGCTGCTCAAAGCCGCAAGGCTGCGCTCACCGCCGCTAAAAAGCGGGGGACAAAGAGTAGCCAAACTACCACCTATACAATAACAAACCATTTATCCTGGTTTTCTACAAATTTCATATTGGTTTTATAAAATAACATTACGATTATCGACAATTTCTCCCTGGTTTTGGGAGATTTTTTATGGGCAAAATCATGCATACAAGGACTTGACAAACCAAGGTTTTGCATGTATAATGCCCAAACCTTACAATGGGGATATGAGGTTTGACAATATGGCGCATATGTGGTATGAGGTTTGGAGGTTTGAGGTTTGGTAAAAAGATTACGACGCCCCTCTTTAAAAGTGCTCCCTCCTCCACTATCCTCCACTTCACTCCACTTCTAGACTGTTTAATAATATAATCAGTAACATTTATCTGTGGATAAACCTGTGGATAACTTCTATATCCAAACCAATATAGATGTGTCAAACCTGTGGATAACTAGCCTGCTATAATATAGACTATGCCTATTAACAACTATAAACTAATGGAAAACTACTTTCCAATTAATGCAGATTGGGATCAGGCACTTAACCTTTTATATAAAAATGCCAAGGGCTCTCAGCCTAGAACTGAGGTCTTATGGTTTAAGATAACAAATCGTAGAATATTTGATGACTTGCCAAACCTAAGAGGCTTTCTTGAAAAAATAAACAAAGACTTTGGTTCAGACTTTTTTGAAAAATGTAAATACTATGATGACTGGGCTACTGGACGATGCAGATGTAAGGCTATCTGGCATATGGATGGTCCAATCATATCTTTGGACGATGAAACAGTTAGTGCACACAAGGATATAAATGATGCAGCATATCTTCAAATCTTGGGTAAATCATTTTGGAAAATGGATGGTAAAGAAACAGTTGTAATAAATCCTGGAGATCTCCTATTTATATCTAAAAAAATAACTCATGAGGTATGGGGAGAAGGACCAAGAATGGGTGTCCTGTTAATGGCACCAAATGGGACTGGAGAGCCTAGATGGTAAATATTCTATGCTTTGAGTGTGGGGTAATGTATCAAACCCCATATGGCAAAGACATTACGAAGCAGTGTCCAAAATGCCAGGGGATCAAGTCTCCTTTATAGCCTTATTGACCATACGGATCAAACCCTTACGAGTCACTTTACTTGCATCAAATGTCTCCGTATAACCCCCTTGTGGCATATCTTCCTTGCTTAGATAGTGGCCATGCTTGCTAGTAAGTGTATGTACTACTAGGGATTCTACTGCTCTTGCCTTATCCCGTTCGGAAAATGCCCAATACTTGATAAGTATCCAACCCTTGGTCCTATGGCTTGCAAACCTTCTACCTGAGACATCTGATATACCTACCTTTATGGCCTTGTGTATAGGGCTGTAGAGTATGTATAGTAGGGTCATGTCTTTATTATACCCTGCCGAAATAGGGTATAATGGTTATATGAATACAGAAAAAGCCGAAAAAGGCGTTAAATATTTACTTATATTAATTGTTGCTTTTGCCATCCTCGCAGCCATACTTGCTTGACATATCAGTCAATTTCTGGCATAATTGATATATGCAAACATTTTTACCATCAAGAGATTACGAACACGCTGCCCAAATCCTGGACAATAAACGCCTTAACAAGCAAATCTTAGAAGGCTACCAGATTCTCAAGGTTTTGTCTGGGGCATCTCCTTCTGGTGCTTGGCGCAATCATCCTGCTGTGCTCATGTGGAAAGAATCTGAAAACCATCTTATGGAGTATGTTGACCATATGGTTTATGAAGCAGACCTACGTGGCATTAGAACAGAAAAAAACGTATCTAATCTCAAAGCCCTTAAGGCTGCTTATAGCCAAATGTGGGGCGACAAACAACCTGTTTGGTCCAAACCAGAGCATGTTCAGAGAGTTGTTACTACTCATAAGACTAACTTATACCGTAAAGATCCAATACTTTATGTCAGGTTTTCTGCTGATAGGCAAAGTGAGTTTAACAAGCCATGCTGTGATAGATGTTTATATTACTGGGCGACACACATAGAGAGTAACCGATAGTGCCCTTGTAGGGCATTTGTAGGTTGATACTTCTATTTTCCGCCGAACTTTAAAACTATTCTCTATATCCCCATATACCACGAAATTCTCTATCTTCGTGACTAAATCCACCTGTAACGGCGTGTGCTAATTTAAACATATCGGGAATTACTAAGTCTCCCTGCTGCCACCTATGAACCATCCTTATATCCTCATTCGTCCAAATTATTTTTTCGATTTTTCTGATCAATTTTTCAAAATATGCAGATTGCTCGCTAGTTGGTGACTCTCCTTGATACGATACAAGTTTTACCATAAGGTGATTTGGCAATATTGTAAATCTAATTATCGGCTTTGATGTAAGCCAGTGAGGAGAGATTATTGGATAAGAATCTGCAAAACTGAGATTGGCACTTGCAAAACCGTTTTTTAACTGAGACTCTCTTATCACATCTGGTTCAGTAATTACACTATTAAACAAAAACTGCTGCTCCTCTTCTGTGAGCATTTCAAAGACAACCCCAGTATCAACAAAATATGTTTTGCCATTGTTATTATCTGTTTTAAAATTATACATATTCCAAGTTGAGGCAACTATTGGATTTTTATAGTATGTGTGCTCAACATGCCATTCTACAATGATGTCATCTGGACCAGATGGAATGTCTGCTTTGCGAACATGGTTTTCTATGTACTCACTCTTATCATTAAGAAGAGACCATCCGATTAATTTACCTAGTCTTCCAGCAAGATCAAACTGTTCGTCTTGAGTTAAATGAGCGTTTCTAAAACATATAACAGAATCTTTTATTAATTTGTCTTTGTAGTAATCTGAGTCTGCCAATATACTTTCAATACCTGGAAATTCTACAGGGAATATATTAATCATTTTGTTTCTTCTGCCTTTTTCTTGTGCCACTCCATTGCTTCTCCACCAAATAGGTGAGGATTCTCTGGGTCCCAGGCTTCAGATGCTAGGTGTGCAACAAACTTACCGCATGGGCATAGTCCAGGAGCACATTGGCATGTTGAACTTGGGTCATTAAAATCTATTTTTTTTCTATTGGGTGGATCAGTTGGATGCGGAATGCTATTTTTGTTTTCTTCTGTTATTAAAACAAGAATCGTTGGAACTTCGCACAAGTTACACTTAGGCTCGCCCTCGTACATTCCAGGTACTATATTGTTTCCGCATTTCATGCATCTATATGTGAGTTCCATGTGCCCATCCTTTTTCTTTGTGATCTTACCTATTGTATCATTAATTTGAGGTACCCTTAATATGATATAATCAATACATGAAAAAGCATAAATGTTTCTTTTGTGAAAAAGAGGCTCTTTACTACGATGTTGTCCTAAACAACAAAGATTATATTATTGCAGATGTGTGCCAAGATCATATGTCTGTAGAGTTTGTTTCATAAGAAAGGTATCAAAAAAATTAACAAAAGAACATTAAGAGATGGGTCTAAAGTAGATTCATACGACAAGCCTATTGATTTAATTATTCATACAAAGGCTCCAGCAAAATGGAAACTAATAGACCTTGAAACAGGACAGGAATATATAGGCTCAGAAATTCCTCATGGCACATTTGCTGAGGTATTAAGAAACAAAGTAATGAATGGCGTAATTGGCTCTTGGTTTAAGACCAAAGGCAGAGATATTTGACTAAACACCTGACATAGGGTATACTGGATATATGGAACAATTAATGGATACATATGGCTCATGGGTATTGGCTGTTGTTGGAGTAGCAGGCATATACTTTGTTGGTCGTAAAGATGCATGGGGATGGTTTGTCTTGTTGTTTAATGAGACACTATGGATAGGTTATGCTATAGTTACTAAGCAATATGGATTTATTCTATCTGCCCTCGCATATGCAGCGGTATACATTAAGTCCTACATCCACTGGTCTAAAGAACCAGTTAACGAACTACCACTATAGGAGATAGTCTATGATAAGTGCATTCTTTTTAATCCCTGCTTTTATACTTGGATATATTGCATGTTATTTTATAATGACATATAAAGTTGATCAGAACTAAAGATTGGAAATAATATGAGTATTGATGAAATGATGTTACGAGAAGAAATTGCTAAAGAAATAGAATCTATTGCTCTTGCAGATGGAGGATCGCAACTAAATGCTCTTGGTATGCGTATGCTTGCTGCTAAAGTGGCAAGAGGAGAAAACAATTATATGAGCAGTATGTTTGAAAACCAAATGGACTTTGAATAATAAATGAAATCTCATAAAATAGAAAAAACTAAGATACTTCCATTAAGATGGTTTGGAAATCTGTGTGGTCAAATTTCAAGTAATAGTTTAGTTAAAGCATTTAACCTACAGGATGATGAAAACTTTGGAACCCGCTTTAAGTTTCATTCAAAGGTTTGGCACTATGTAAACAAGCCATATGAAAAGTGGGGAACATACTATATGGTAGATCTTCTGTCTTTGAAAGAAGATATGTCTGGCCATGAGTGGGACGACTATGATGAAAATGGAATTCCATATTGGGAGAAACGGGAAAAAGATGAGTAGACTGGTCGTATGCGATATCTGTAAAAAAGAATGGGAATTAAGGTGGGGAATCATGGCAAATGAGTCTCTATCAAGACACATGAAAGATCATAAGTGAAGCCTACAGCACACATATATGATGTAGATGGAACTCTTGCTAATGTAGATCCGTTTTTACACTATGTTCGTAATGGCAATAAAGATTACGATGCCTTTCATTATTCCTCTATTGATGCCCTGCCAAATATGGATGTTGTAGAGATGTTAAATAATTCTGCTAGTGATGACCATATATTCTAGATAGGATTACAGAACTTTGGGATGTTACGCATGCTGTAGATGACAATCCGTATGTTTTAAAATTATGGCAAGATAATGGAATTCCTACTACAAAAATAGGAGATTGGGATGGTGATCGTAGTTGACCACAACTGCCAACTATGATATGATTATACTATGAAAAAAAATAACAACAAAGTGTCTCAACATAAAGCAAAGCGCTATTCTAAAAATAAAAAAAGACTAAAAGATAAGCCATACTTGTCAAAGCATGAACGTAAACTAATTGCTAAAAGACAAGAGATTATTTCTTCTGGCTTAAAAGTAATATCAAATTAATATACGGGGAGCAGTAGCCAAGTTGGTCAAGGCCCCGAACTCATAATTCGGTTATCGTAGGTTCAAGTCCTACCTGCTCTACTATGTCTCCATGGTCTAGAGGCCTAGGACTCCACCCTTTCACGGTGGCAACACGGGTTCGAATCCCGTTGGAGATACCAAACCTCTGTAACTCAGCGGAAGAGTAGCGGACTTCTAATCCGTTTGTCGTAGGTTCGATTCCTGCCAGGGGTGCCAAAAACTATGGTATTATTGAGATATGGAAAAAATATATTTAGATGAAGCAAAAAAACTATGGACTATTAAAAATTTTTTAACAGAAGAAGAGTTGTCCTGGTTTAAAAAAGAAACAGACGATCTTAATGGTTGGTATCCAACAATGAGATCGCCATACAGAAATATTTTAAATAAATTTTTAAACATAGTTCCTGAATATGATGAAACTGGAAATATAGTTTTTCCTCATGAAAATTCAAAAGTAATCGACCTTCCAGTATTTTCTGCACCCGATGGCATTTGGGATAGACTAGAATCTGTGCTACCTGCTGGATACAAAAGACATGCAACACTTCAAACATTTAAATATATGACCGATGAAGAAATAGACAAGAATGTAAATGAAGAATTAATTAAACAATATGGAGTCGAAAGAAGTGATATTGATTTTGCAATGTATTGGCATCAAGATCCAGGAATTGAACACAATATCTTGGCCTCATTTAGTCTTTATTTAAATGATGACTTTGATGGTGGGGAACTTGAGTTTCAAAACCTGCCTATCAAGATTAAGCCAGAGTCGGGAATGTTAGTTGTAATTCCTGGTGGACAGGAGTATAGCCACAGAGTAGGCAAAGTCCTTGGTCCAAATTCTAGGCATACTCTATACGGAAATTCCTTTGTTGACCTTGCGTCTGCCCCAATAAGCACAAAAGATGATTGCTAAAAGAGTGTTATAATAAGGGTATAACCTGTAGGAGGTAATTAATGAAGTCTATATATGATATTGAGTTAACATCTGCAGAAGGCGAACCGCACTTCTTGCAACAGTTTAAGGGCAAAGTAGTTTTGCTTATTAATACCACAGTTGGCTGTGGTAATGCTGGCCAGATGGAGTCCATTGAGTGGATTCAAGAAGATATGGCTGGTGAAGACTTCACTGTTGTAGCAATTCCTACTAACGACTTCTGTGGTCCAAGCATCACAAAGGGAAAGTGGTCACAAGGAATTACTTGTGGCATGGACTCTAAGTTGTATGGCGAAGATGTGTATGGTGTTACATTCCCATTCTCAGAAATGATTACATCTAATCCCGCAGATATTCCACTAGAAGCCCCTTGGCTTGGTAAAGGTCCAGGACTTAACGGAAATGGTCAACCATTTGGAGAAAGACATGAACTTTATCTAGAAATCTCTGCACAGATTAAGGCTTTGCAGGAGCACAAAAGAGCAACTGGTTTAGTTGAAAAGACTGATTATGAATCACGATATCTTAATCAGCACGATGGTGGCATAATGATGAACGCTAACTTTGAAAAGTATTTGATTGACAAAGATGGCTATGTAGTTAAGCATTATCCTGCTACAACCCTTAACTGGGATGTAGAGCGTACTCTTAAGGAAGACTTAGCAGCACAAGGAATTCATGCAACAATGGGTCCCGATAGATCCGAATATATTTTCAATGAAGAAAATGCAGTTATTCGTGATCACATAGAAAGACTTATTGCTGGAGAAAAATCAAGGATTAACCCAACAAACATTTTGTCTTATGAAGACGAGTATGTTCTAGTTAATGCCTAATAAATTAGTTTTTCTTGTATAAAAATATATCAATGAATATGCTATACTTAAAGCATGGACATATACGATTTATCTTTTATAGACAATAATAAAAATGTTATTGAATTAAAAAACTTTAAGAATAAGAACATTCTTATAGTTAACACAGCAAGCAAATGTGGATATACCCCCCAGTATGCTGACTTACAAAATGCACATGGTGAATCTTTAGTTGTTATTGGTTTTCCATGCAATCAATTTGGCAATCAGGAGCCAGATTCCAACGAAACTATTAAAGAATTTTGCACTACAAACTATGGTGTTACATTTCCAATGTCTGAAAAGATAGAGGTAAATGGTCCCAATGCTCACCCAATATATAAATACTGTAAAGATAAGGCTACCAATAATAGAGATATCGGCTGGAATTTTGAAAAATTTTTAGTGTCTACCGATGGGTCTATCAAACATTATCCTAGTTCGTATAGGGTATCAGATATTGCACTATAGCCAGCCTAATGCTATAATAGTAGTAAGGGCATAGTTAGCCTATATTTGTCGGGAAACATTTATAGCCTATGTTGCAACACTATGCCCCCTATTTTTAAGAGAAAGAGAAACTCATGAGTGAGGTAAAGTGTCCATACACTGGCAAGACATATACGACAGAGGCTACAACAAATAAAGATTGGTGGCCTAATCAATTAGATCTATCAGGATTGCGTAAGCATTCAGAAAAGTCTGATCCAATGTCAGATGGCTTTGACTATGCTAATGAGTTTAATAGTTTAGATCTTGATGCTCTTAAGGCTGATATTGATACACTTCTCACTACCTCGCAAGAGTGGTGGCCAGCAGACTACGGTAACTACGGACCTTTCTTTATCCGTATGGCATGGCACTCAGCAGGCACTTACAGAACAACAGATGGTCGTGGTGGTGCAGGAGAAGGACTACATCGTTTTGCTCCACAGAACTCATGGCCTGACAATGGAAACCTTGACAAGGCTCGCAGACTTCTTTGGCCTATCAAGCAGAAGTATGGAAAGAAGATTTCGTGGGCAGACCTAATGATTCTTGCAGGCAATGTTGCACTTGAGAACATGGGCTTTAAGACATTTGGTTTTGGTGGAGGTCGTGAAGATGTTTGGGAAGCAGACGATACATATTGGGGTAGTGAAAATGAATGGCTTGCAGACAACCGCTACAGTGGTGATCGTGAGTTAGAAAATCCTCTTGCTGCGGTGCAGATGGGATTGATTTATGTAAACCCTGAAGGACCGAACGGTAATCCAGATCCATTGTTATCTGCACGAGATATTCGTGAGACATTTGCAAGAATGGCAATGAATGATGAAGAAACTGTTGCTCTTATTGCTGGCGGACATGCATTTGGTAAAGCACACGGTGCTGGAGATCCTAAGCATGTTGGTCCAAACCCAGAGGCTGCACCTATTGAAGACCTTGGTCTTGGATGGAAGAACTCATTCGGCAAGGGTAATGCAGAAGATACAATCACAAGTGGTATCGAAGGTGCTTGGACTGCTACACCAACTAAGTGGGATAACTCGTACCTTAAGTTACTATTTAAGTATGATTGGAAACAAACAAAGTCGCCTGCTGGTGCAACACAATGGATTCCAACAGACGAGTCTGCTGCTAATTTAGTTCCAGATGCACACATTGATGGGAAGTTCCATGCTCCAGTTATGACAACAGCAGACCTTGCATTGAGGTTTGATCCAGAGTACGAAAAGATTTCACGGCGATTCCTTGAAGACTTTGATTATTTCTCAGATCAATTTGCTCGTGCATGGTTTAAGTTAACACATAGAGATATGGGTCCAATTGCAAGATATTTAGGAAAAGAAGTTCCTTCTGAAGAACTTATATGGCAAGATCCAGTAGGGATTCCAACTAGAGATAGTTTAACTCAAGAAGATGTAGATGCAATTAAGGAAAGAATTATTGAATCTGGACTGTCTGTGTCTGATTTAATAACTACTGCATGGGCATCTGCTTCTACATTCCGCAAGACAGACAAGCGTGGTGGTGCTAATGGTGCTCGCATTGTTCTTGCACCACAAAATACGTGGGCAGTTAATGATCATGCTGTAATCAATAAGGTTGTATCTGTTTTGAATAACATTAAGAAAGAGTTTGATGTTTCTCTTGCAGACCTTATTGTATTTGCTGGAATGGTTGCAGTTCAAACTGCTGCTGTTGATGCTGGGGTTGGTGTTGAGCCAAGCGTTAGGTTTGGTCGTGGTGATGCTACACAAGAGCAGACAGATGTAGAATCATTTGCGGTTCTTGAGCCAAAGTTTGATGCGTTCCGCAACTATATACATCCAGATATTACTGCACCTGCAGAGGTTCTTTTGGTAGAGAAGGCAAATTTGCTTGGCCTAACACCAGTAGAAATGGTTGTTCTATTGTCTGGAATGAGGATGCTAAAGAATAATAAGTTAGATAATAGTTATTTGGTTAAATTGCTTTCTTTTATCAGTGCTGATCAAGCAGTAGGTGTTCCTCGTGTAGACTTGATAATTGCTTCTAATTCAGAACTTAGAGCCATTGCAGAAGTATATGCAGCAGATGATGCTAAAGAAAAGTTTATACATGACTTTGTTGCTGCATGGAGCAAGGTAATGATGCTTGATCAATTTATCTCAAGGCAATAAAAAATGATAGAGATGATTAGTTTAGAAAGTATTAAAAAAAATAAATATGATGTAGAAGAACTTGGCACAAATATTTATTTAATAAAAGACTTTTTGACTAATGAACAAATTGATAAGTTGTTAGACATTATAAAAACAACAGAAGAAAAAGACTGGCAACTTCATAATGAAGGTCTTAGTCCAAATTTTCAAAATAAATTTTATGATCATGACAATTTTGAATTGCAAAGAACTATATGTGGAAAAATACAAAACATTTGTAACCATCCTCCAGAAAAAATAGAAATATCTGGATACAGAAGAATTTTGCGACAGCCAGTCGGAGAACATATGGAGGCACATATAGACGAAGTAAAAGATTCTCGAAATTTAAATAGGGAGTATGCTGCAGTTATATATATAAACGACAATTATGATGGTGGAGAGTTATCTTTTTTGAATAAAAACATTACCATAAAACCGCCTAAAGCATCTGCAATGGTTTTCAAAACTGGTCCTGAGTATCTGCACACAGTAAAAACTGTTATGGGAAAACAAGTTAGATATTGTTTACCAGGATTTATCTTTAGTTTATCTTAAACAAACAATGTTTAATTATTTAAAATTTGTCCAAAATAATAAATCATTATTATAAATTTTTTGATCAAATAAAAAATTATTACGTATCTTTTTAATTTCATTATTGTCTAATTTGCTTAAAAGATTTTGTGATGCGTCATTTTTATAATAATCTCTATCTATTGAACTTGAATCGATATCTATATCTATTTCTAAATCTTGAGATATTTTTTGAATTAATAAATCATAATTTAATGTTTTTAAATCATTTGTTCTTATCATCAAATTAATTCTAGAAACTCTTTTGTGTATTAAATCAAAGTCTAAATCCTGTTTTTCATTATAAAAATGTCTGGATTCAGATACAATATGCCTACTCTGTGGACTTAAAAAAAAGTTTTGTGATTGAAAATTTTTCATATACTTTAATTCTTCTAACGAGTTAAATAAATATTCTTTAGATACTTGTGCTTTTTTTGATTTTTCTTTAACTATAAAGTCACTTTTCTCGTCTATCAAACCTTGTTCTCCTGCTGCCATGTGTGTTACAGCACTAACAAAAAATTCAACTGGATCTCTAAATATACATATTATATATGTACTTTCATCTATATCTTTATGCCAGCCACCATGCTTATCGACATTAGTTGGCAGTTTAACAATTTCAATTTCATTTTTTGCTAAAGTTTCGGCAATTGGGTTAAGGATATACTTGCTAAAGAACCTACCGCCTGTTTTTGGAATATGCAAAAAATAAACTTTATTGTACTTTTTCACTCTTTATTTTTCTTATACTCGCCGTACTTACCAAGCACTGCTTTTACAGTACCGTCTTTTCTTAAACGAACAATCATTCCGTCCTTAATCTGAACTTCTATTTCCCATTAGATCGTGTGTGTTTCTCTTTGTACCTTAGTATAATCTTTACCAAAGTCAGCAAACAATGCCTTATCTTTTTCACGATTAACAATTCCTCTTGACCATGAGAAGCCTGCATCTCCACCCCATGCTAACCACATGATATACCCATTAGATGGGTTTGCTGAGTTGCCCCAGTCTTTACCCTTCTTGTCTACTTCATGTCGTGAGAAGTATGAGTACATTCTCTTAACAGTACTAAGAGATAGGGTTTCTCCTCTTGCTAACTGCCCTGCACGAGTCCAGCCAACTGAAGTTCCTGCACCCTTTGCTTTACCATCTTCTTTAAATTTAATTGCTTTACGAGCAGCAGCCCTTGCTCCTGCAGGTGGCGAATAACCTTCTGCCTTAGACACAGAGTCTGTATCATATTCAACAGTGTCATCATCTTCCCAAAGATCGTCTGCTTTTGCAGCAGGTACACAATTAGGTACTGGCTTACCATTATCTCCTGGCTTCATTCCACGCTGTACATATCCATCCCAGCATGGTGCTTTTTTATTTACATTACCACAACAATCTGATTTCATTTCTCCTGATTGGCACTGTGGACACTCTTCACAGGTTACATTTAGTTCTTTACACATTGGGCATCCACAACCTTCGTATGCCTTGCTAATTGATTTTCCTATTGATGAGTCGTACATTGCCATAGCAACTTCACTATCTTCTTCCATACTATGATTGTTCATGTCTGCTTTCTCTGCATCCTTGTACATCATGCCAATACTGTAAGCAGTTGCTTCCCATGTACCGTCTTCTTCTTCGTAAATTCTAACAGACATTGCTGGATTTTCTGGTGGCATTGAAACCAAAGCATATTCTGATCCAGGTGTGCCAAGTATCCCACCCTCAGTCATAATGTGCTCTATAACGCCATGTACAACCCCCTCAGAGGTTGATCCCATAACAAAGTCGCCTTCTTTTAACATCTAACTATTATATCACTTTATAAAACCTAAGAACCTATTATGAGTTCTTATCCTATGGCAGTTGGCACAAACCACTTCACACTTTTCGATCTCTTTTTTGATAGCCCTCCAGGACATTCCATCGTGGACCATTCTTGAGACATTATATTTTTTATTTCCTAGGTGATCAAAATCTAAGACTATAGGGTTCTTATTCCCACAATCAGCACAGCCAGCAGCCTCTTTTATTTCTATCAGTCTCTGCTTAAACTGTTTCTTATTGTAAGCGGACAACTCTTTGTCTGTCATAGATACACCCATTATATAGCCTTTTAAGGGCATTAAAAGCCCCATACAGGCAATTCAGGCACGAAGGCCACGGTATATATCAATGGGTAACTAAGCCATCTCTAAGGTCCTGTATGGGGACATATATATTGTAACATAATAATGGAGCAGTTTAATAGACTTGCTCAGGTCCCCCAGGTAATGACCCTGGTCCTCCGTACTCAGCAATAAGGTTGCTATAAGCAACTGCATGTATCATGACGGAATACTATCTATTATACTACTTGATTTTAATAGACTTAGGTTTCTTTTCTTCTGGAACTACCCTAATGACATTTACATTTAAGATGCCATCTTTTAGTTCTGCTGAGGTCACTTCCATATACTCGCCAAGAGCAAAAGATCTTACGAACTTTCGTCCTGCTATACCCTTGTGAAGAACTTGACCACAGCCACAATTTGAGGCTATCGTGCAGCCACAGCCTGACTCTGTTGCTTCATCAACTATTTCTCCTTTAATGATTAATGTTCCGTTTTCTACGGAAACATCAATATCATCTTTAGAAAAACCAGCAACCGCAAGAGATATCCTATATGTATCCTCATCTAGTTTGATAAGATCATAAGGTGGATATGATTGTGAGTTTGTTTTGTATGCATTGTTTAGGCGATTCAACTCTCTGTTGAAGCCAATAAAAAAAGGATCATTAAATAGATCCAGTGTTGACCATGTTTGTTTCATTTTATTCCCCTTTCAAGCGAATAATTTAATTTGCCCCCCTATTGGGCAGGCATAAATATTATAGCATAAGAAAAGACGGCTGTCAAATGACAACCGCCAAATCTTATTTAGTCTTGCCTTCTTAGCGGTCTTCTTTACTACCTTTGCAGTCTTAACTGCAACATCTACATCTTCTGCTGATGGCATTCTGCCAAACGCCTTGTCTGCAGGATTGGCTGCTCTTAATACTACTGGCACAAGTGCACCAAGTAGTGAGTATGCTAGTGTCTGTGGATCTGTTATTCCAGAAGCATACATTGCTGTTGCTGCTCCAAGAATTGATCTTCCGTATGACGCTAGTGCTGCCTTGATTTGTTTTTCATTCATTTTATTCCTCCTAGGATATGAACTTCGATATGGCTGTCCAAACTGGTTGAGCAAGCCATAATCCAATTATACCAGCAACACCAGCAAAAACTGGGGGAGCAGGGATTGGAATCTTAATTGGGGATATTGCGCTTATTGATAGGATAATTAGACCTAGAGTAAGCCCTACGGATAGTGATAGTAATATTTCTTTCATTTATTCCCTCGATTTTTGTAGTTGTGTATAATGATTTAAACAGACATCTAGAACTTTTGTTTCCGTGCTAAACAATTTT